GTTTTTAATTTACTCTTACATTATAATATATGCCTTAAACAAAGTCAACATGTTTTGGTAAGATAAATATTTGTGTAGCCACTCGAGCTGCCATCAATAGGAGAACTCCAATGACATTACGTAATTTAAACTTGAACCTAGAAATAGGACAAACCATCCTTGTGGGCCAAAACAATCAGCCGGCCAAGATAACAAAGATCGAATATCATGAAAGATCAGGAGAAGTCTCAATTAATACGACCAAAGGTCCTCGCAAGGCTCTAACATTCCGATTATGTGAAGAAGCATGCAGCGGGGCCTGGGATAACCCAGCTGACAAATATCGCTGACCCTAACTAATGGCATAAATACTTGTATGAAGATATACGAGATTACCACGAACGAAGATACTCCTACAAAGTCCTATTGTAAAAATACACCTAAGGATCAAATGGGAGCAAGTGCCCTAGCATCTTGTAAGAGCAGAGGGCATGTTACTCGTGATGGTAATAAAAGCCACAAGTTAGGTCCCAAAGCATCTAGTCGTACAAAGGTAGGTGGTAAAAAGATCAAAGGCGAAAAATACAACGGACCGCTTCCGCATTATGGCAGTGGATCATGATATGCAGAGTCGATGTGGGCAACTTTTAATATCTCATCCTAATTTTCCCAAACAAAGTCCTTTTAGTAAAAGTCTAATTTACATTTACCAAGACGATAGTGTCAACGGTACTGTTGGTGTAGTACTAAACAAAGCCAGCAGGACTTCAGTCTCTATGCTTTGTGAACAGAATCAAATTATGTTTGGCGACACTCAACCTATGATGTACATGGGCGGACCTGTTAATACAAGTTCTTTATTAATACTACACACTGATGATTGGGCAAGTTCTAACACAGCAAATGCAGGTGGAAGGCTTAGAATTAGCAGTGACAATCATATGTTTCTAAAACTAGGACAAGGCAATGTTCCTATATATTGGCGAGCGTTCTTTGGCTTTGCTTCTTGGACACCAGGACAGTTGCAGACTGAACTAGATAACTCGATGTGGTTGACAGCAGACGCAGATGAGCATATAATATATGATTACAGTGGAGACAAACAATGGAACAAAGCTCTAGAACTTTGCAGCCAACAGACAATAGACTACTTCTTCTAGACCTTAAAGCAACACAAAAAGGTTGTAAGGAAGGAACACGCAAATGGATAGTTCTGCAATCAAAGATAGACGAGATTGTAGCACAAAACTATTTGCATTACGTGAATAGATAACATTAAAAGGAGAATGATATGTTAAAAAAACTAATACTACCTATCATTGTCTTTGCATCGGTAGCTACAGCAAGTATGACGTCGAACATTACTGCCTTCGCACAGGACAATAGAACTGAGAATACAGCAAAAGAATTTTTTGCCAAACAACCTTGTGATGTATTGCCAAAGATGATGGATGTTGTCAAAGGATACAAAGAAGATTTGTTATTCATGGGCGAAGGAATGTCGTTTGCAGCAAGCAATGGCCAAGGCTATATGGGAGGCATGATGTTCTTTACTAACCAAGACACAGGTACATGGTCAATGCTACAGTTATTTGGTGATGGCACAGCATGCCTAGTAATGAACGGCAGAAACTTTAAACCCTATGGTGGTCCAAAGTTACCAACCCCGACGGCAAACTGATGTGGGCACTTGTATTCATATATTTCTATGACGCCACTCCTTATGTTGAACCTGTAACACTACACTTAACTATGACAGAATGTTTCCATGCACGTGAAGCCCTAGCTGACGAAGTAGGCAAAGGTGCAGGTTACTTCAAAGCAGGTCAACAAGCTATTTGCATTAACCTAAACGAATCCGACATATAAATACCAATACATAGCAAAGAGGAATTTAACTTGGCACACACCTTGTTATTAAATGCAGATGCCCAACCAGTATCATATCTACCCCTATCGGCCATACAATGGAAAGAAGCCATTACATATCTATGGCTAGATAAAGTTACAGTATTAGAATGGTACGATGATTGGATGGTGCGCGGAGCAAGTTGGGAAACTAGAGTGCCTGCGGTGATGATGCTTAAACAAATGCAACGACGACGGCAACGTCCTCGATTTTCTAAAGCCAATCTTTATGTACGAGACTTGTACACCTGTCAATACTGTAACACACCTTATACCAAACATAACCTAACATTAGATCACGTTGTTCCTATATCAAAGGGTGGTAAAACATCTTGGAAGAATATCGTTGCGGCATGTGGACCATGCAATACTAGTAAAGGTAATAAAACGCATATGAAGCCAATTAAAGTTCCATATGCGCCTGATTATTACGAACTTGTAAATAAACGTAAGCAGTTAGAAATGAACGTTGCTCATCCTAGTTGGACTGCTTACATATAGTTTTATTTTAGCCAGGCTATCTTTTCGCCGGCTTTCTTTCTGCGTTTTTGTTCTTCAACTGAACCTGGATATCTCCAAGCCCATATTGCTACAAGTGCCATTGAACCACCGGTCCATGCAACAGCGGCAATATTGTAAGTAGTGAACCAAAAGAATAATAACGAACTTGCCATTACAGCAATCATTGCATATTTTCCTTTAGTTGGGAATACTTTCTTTTGTGTCCAGTTAGTTAAGAATGGACCAAAGTATTTGTGATTGTATAGCCAAGCATGCATACGCTTAGAACTTTTAGCAAACGCCCAAGCTGCAATTACTAAGAATATACTAAATGGTATTCCTGGTACTACAACTCCTACGTAAGCCATTCCTAAGCAGGCAAAGCCTAAGGCCATGTATAGATATTTTTTTATCATAATAGTTCCTATGTTAGTCGTTTAAATGTCTTACGCAATGCTTCGACTAAATCTGACATCATACTATCTGTATGACATGGGGTTGGGGCAATGCGTAATCGTTCTTCTCCTACAGCGACAGTAGGATAGTTGATTGGTTGAATATAAATGTTGTAATCATTCAACAACATGTCGCTCATTTCCTTACAAAGTTTAGCATCTCGAACCATAACAGGAACAATGTGAGTACATGCATCAGCATGAACTTCTATGTCCACCTCGGATAACATTCGCTTTAGCGTTGAAGCACGTTCTTGATGCTTTACTCTTAGCTCGTTATGGTCCTTGAGATATTTAATACTGCTCAATGCTCCGCTACAAATAACCGGGCTTGTAGAAGTGGTGAAAATAAATCCACTGGCCACACTGCGAATTGCATCTATGATTAATTCGTCTCCGGCAACGTAACCTCCTTGAACTCCGTATGCTTTACCAAGTGTTGCATTAACTATATCAATACGTGTTTCGCCCACCTTTTCACAATACCCTGCTCCTGTATCGCCATACAAGCCAACAGCGTGGACTTCGTCAATATAAGTTATTGCATTATACTTGTCTGCAAGATCACAGACATCAGAAATAGGAGATACATCGCCATCCATGCTATACACAGATTCAAAGACTATGCAAGGTGTTAGTCCTAATGCGGAAACTTCCTGTAATTTCTGTTCTAAGTCGCTCATATCATTATGCGTCCATATACGCTTTTCTGCTTTTGAATGCAGGATACCCTGAATAAGACTTGCGTGATTCTTACTATCAGAGAGGAAACATATATTTGGAATGATTTTGCTTAGAGCGATAAGTGTCCATTCATTGGCAACATAGGCACTGGTATAGAGTAAAGCAGCTCCGGTGCTATGCAACCGGGCCAGTTCATTCTCTAATGCTACGTGATAATGGCTTGTGCCGCCAATATTTCTAGTACCACCTGAACCAGTACCTGTCTGGTCAAGTGCGGTATGCATAGCATCAATCACTACCTTATGCTGTCCCATACCGAGATAATCGTTAGAACACCAATTTACAATTTCTTTGATATTGTATGGTCCGTACCAAATAGCAACTGGAAAGTCGCCCTTCTCACGGATTATGTCATTAAAAACTCTGTAGTTACCAGAAGCTTTTAGTTCATCAATTTTTTGTTGGAATGGTGTCTTGTCTATCATCAGTGTTATTTATGTGCGTAGATAACTCTGGATCGGTGTAATGAACATATGCTCCCCATTGATAGTAGGCTGTGAACAACCCCATCTTATTAAGTTCGTTTTGTACTTCATTATAATCTTTTGACCATTCTTTGCATGTGTTTAGTATTGTTTTGAACATACTAGTACTTAGCTAAATATATGCACAGGAGAACATAATGGCGACAATTAAATGCAAAGGTCTAACAGGTGTAGAATTTGATCTCACAGTAACAATGGGAACTACTACAATGAACGGACTTACAGCACTTGCACAGGCTGTTGAAGGTCAAGAGATTGTTACAGCAATGTATGGAGAAATACACGCTGTCAAAGATAAATCAATTAATCAAACCAACGATGGTGCCAAGACACTTACAGCCGCAGGTTTAGTTGATGGTGATAGAGTATATTGCATTCCTAGATATTCAGGTGCAACAGGATTCAAAAGACAAAGACAAGAAGAAAAACTTAGAATTGCTGTGAGCAAACGCAAAGGACTAGCGGCCGCAGATACTAATGCAACATATTATAGAGCATTGAATACCAAAACTAAAAACAACTTGCCTACACTTTACACAGCAAGTAACAACGACACAAACACACTTGTTGACAATGCTAACACAGGTGGACTTGTAACAGGTCGACCCTGGACATAAAACTCCTAGCAACATCGATAAATACTGTTAATATTATGGTAGGGACGTAAAATGGCAGTTCAAATACAACTTAGACGAGATACAGCATCAAATTGGACAGGAACTAATCCGGTTCTAGCAATAGGTGAGCCTGGCGTTGAAACAGACACACTTAAGGTAAAAGTAGGTGACGGATCAACTGCATGGAATAGTCTTGGTTATTCTATATCTTATAACTTTAATGACCTAAACAACAAACCAACTACACTTGCTGGCTATGGAATTACAGATGGTGGCGGCAGTGTAACGGGCACAAGCACAACAACTTTTACAAACAAGTCTGGTAATATTAGTCAATGGACTAATGACTCAAGTTATTTAACAAGTGTACCAGCACAATCATTTTCGTCGCTAACAGGCAAACCAACAACAGTAGCAGGTTACGGAATTACTGATGCTTTAGCATTAGGTACAAGTAGTACAACAGCACTTGCAGGTGACACAGCATTATTTGATGGAGCATATGGATCTTTATCTGGTGCACCTACACTAGGAACTGCCGCGGCAACAGCATCAACAGCCTATGCAACAGCAGCTCAAGGTACAACAGCAGATTCTGCAATACAACCAAACACAAGTCCAACACTTACTAACGCAACACTAACAGGATATCTAGCAGGACCTGCAAGTTTTGTAATTGATCCAGCGGCAGTAGGCGACGATACTGGTACAGTAGTCATTGCGGGTAACCTACAAGTTGACGGTGTACAAACAACAATTAATTCAACAACAGTTGCTATTGACGATCTTAATTTTAGTATAGCAACAGATGCGGCAGACTCAGCCGCGGCAAATGGCGCAGGTATTTCAATAGGTGGCGCAGGTGCTACACTAGTTTACACACATGCAACAACCAGTTGGGATTTTAACAAGCCAGTAAATGTAACAGATAAGGTTACTAGCACCGACATTGACATTTCATCAAATAATCCTAGAATAAGACTAGACGACAGTGATACAGATAACAATGCAGAGGTTACGCTTGATAATACTTCTTTGAGAATTGAAGTAGATGAAGACGATGCAATAGCAGATAGTTTAATTAAATTTAGAGTAGACTCTGATACTAAAGCAGTAATTACTTCAGATGGTAGATTAGGCATTGGAACAGATACTCCAAGCGAAACATTCCACGTTCAAAAAGCAGCAGACGATAAACTAGTTTACGGAAGTAATCCTAGGTTATTATTAGATACTCCTACAGGCATTAATGGATTAAGAGTGTTAGGAGACACTACACCATTTGAATTTAAAATTGATAGCGGTACTTATAATGGCAGTGCCTTTTCGATGGGCGGCACAGGTGATGTATCTTTACTTGGAACTACAACTACAGTAAGTGATACGTTTAACGATTCTCCTACATTCTTTTTTAATTCAATGCGCTGGAATGGATCTGCAAACGCAACACATTTTCAAGGTGCAATTAAAGGTCATACACGATCTGCTACAAACGGAGATGGGTATTTAGGGATAGGCGCATCTGCAAGTGCTAATCATTTAAACATACAAACTGATGGCAACGTTGGTATTGGAACAGATGCTCCTGATACTGAGCTTCATGTTTTTAATTCAGACAGTGGTGCAACTCCAACAAGTAATACCGTTGCAACATTTGAAGGAAATGATAATACAGAAATAAGTATTCTTGGAGGAAGTTCGTCAATACTTGCACTTAATTTTGGACACAGTGGAGATAATAACGAAGGCATAGTTTATTTTAATACCACAACAGGATCTGAAAATTTACAATTACAATCTACAAAAGATATCACATTGGTAGCTACATCAGGAAACGATACAGCAGGTGATATAAACTTTAAGTCATACAACACAACAATAATGCACATTGATGGCGGGAATAATAGAGTTGGTATTGGCCTTGATGGTCCAGCAGACAAACTTGATATACAAGGTGCTGACAATGGATTAACAGTTAGATCAGTATCAGCAAATAGACCTGTAATAACATTAGTAAATGATACTACCAACATGCTTCAATTAAGTGCTAATGGTACATATGGTGCAATTGGTGATGGTACTGATGCAAACAGGTACTTCATTTTTAATGGCGGAGACGTAGGATTGGCCGGAGTCACTGATCCTAGGAATAAGCTTCACGTTGGTGGTGCAATATGTAACAACAAAGGCGTAACCAACGGAACTGGTATAGTTCAGACTGTAGGACGCGGAATGTATCACGTTTTATTAACCAACAATTATGGCGCCGGTAGTAATGTTCGTCATGCAGCATATTATGTTTGTGTAGATTACGAAGGTGATGATATTGTTACAACAAATGAAATATTTAATAACAACAGTATGTCTGTAAGTTTTAGTATCAGTGGCGGTTGGCTTACTGTAAACAGCTTGCCTGCGGGAAATAATAATGCTGCTGTATTTGGAATGTAAAGATTAACCCCTACTAACTTTTGGAATGTTGACAGCTCAAAGCATGAATCTCTATTCTCGATTTCGTTAGCAGGGGTTGCTTGTGTAATGTACTTTTGTATAAGGACTACGTCCCTGTTAATTATTTACTAGGCTTACCGTTTACAAAATCGTAAAACTTCTCAGCCGCTTCTAGTACAGCTTCAGTACCTGGTACTTCTGGCATTTGTACATTCATTGTAACTTCACCAGTTTTCTGATCACGCTTTACAGTTTGTTCCCAACCTGCAAACTTTGCATGATAGTCATTCCAGATGTTACCTTGCGCCATCTCTAGAACCTTTGTACGAATTTCGTAACCGTTTTTATTTGTTGTGATTTTTGGCATCGCGGCTTTAAACATTTCAGCAACTTCCTGCGTTTGTTTAAAGATGGCTTCGCCGTATTTTGTATCTACGCTCATTATATTCTCCTTGTGTGTATGTGTGTAGTGCTATTATAATAGCAAAGTATTTAGCTTTTGTCAACCGTTCGTATGCATTTTTGGCACCTTAAACCATTTGTGCTAGTTTTATTCTTGTAATAGTGTTCTTAAATAATACACTGAGTAACTTACTCAGCAACATGAAAGGAGATCCACTATGGAAATCTTAAATAAAGTAAAAGGTTGGGCAGGCGCTATAACTGAAGTAGGTATATCACTTATCTCATTAGCAATCGTTCTTGAAATCCTTTTCAACGGACAGAACATTCCGTTCTGGCCAAACATCAGCGTAGTAGGCAACATCACTGACATGATAACAGCGTTATCAGCTCAGGGACTAGTTGGACTAGCAGCTGTATGGGTGTTATATTCAATTTACAATCGCAAATAGTATTAAAGACATAACACTTTAAAGTTATGGCAGAGCCGTCTTGGCGGACAGCTCTGTCATTTTTATTTAACCACCAGGAACAAATTCTTTAGGACTATACCATACCTTTTGATGATGTATACGTCCGAGCAGTTCTTGTATCTCGTGCATTTCTTCTTTTAGCTTTTCAGATACATTGCCTTCAGCAATGGCCATTCCTCTACGGCCGGCCTTTGCTCTTAGTGCTGATTCAATAACTTCTATATCTCTTATAGTAAGTTCAAAGTTTTTATTTGGTTTCATAATCCTACGCTCCACATCCATATAGGTATTACTACAACGTGTAGCAATACGCATAGGGCTAACATAAGCCAAACTATTTTTACGTTACCCCTATCGCCGTGCATTATTTATTGCTCAATCCAGTTGGGCTATACTGTTCGCCGTTGTATCCTGGATAAGTTTTATCTTCAACGCCAAAGTTACAACTTGCAACAATAAACAAAAATGCTATTGAAGCATAGGTTGTGCGTTTGCTCCACAAGATGAATCCATCAAATGCGGCTTCAGCTTGTTTCTGTGCTTCTGGTCTTGGATCTGTCATGTTCTATTACCTCTTAGTGCAAAATACATTCCGCCTACCCAAAGCAGTACGTGCAGATTGTCATACCATAAAACGTCCCAAAAACTTTCAGGTTCGCCTGTCCATATAACACCTGTCATAATACTAGCAATAGTAATGCCTGAGAAGCGTGTAATCATATCGCCAAGCTCTTTAATGCGCTTTTGCAGTCCAATTACACCGCCAACTACTAAACCTAATGCCGCGCCTAGTTCACCTAGTACGACAACTGACCACACCAGTAGAGTTAGTTCTACTGGTGAGTCGTTTACATCAATTGGCCACTTGTCCAAACCTTGCTGCGCAAACACAATAATGAGAGGCAAGCGTAACAACCAATGAGTCAGACAAAACTCTGGAATCTTGTTAACTAATTTTGTAAACATATATTAGCCTAGTTCAGCCAACAACGCTTTTAGTTTTTTCTTTGATTTGCCTTTTACTTTGGCTTTAGAAATATCATTATCTCCGTCACCTACAACTACAATGGCAATCATACCCATTGACTTATGTGGTGAACACTGATACAAGTATACGCCTGGTGTGTCAAATGTATATGTGTATTCTTTTGATAACTTTGATTTCTTTGGTGCTTTCCAACCATCTGGTCCTGCAATGAATTCTACATTGTGACCTTTTTGTGTTGGTAGCCATGTGATTGAATCTCCAACTTCAATGCGTGAGATGTCTTCACTATAAACCATTTTCGCTCCATCGTCACGCTTGTTCAGCATGTCAACGGAAATGTCAGCTGCGAAAGCTGATGTTGATAGTAGACCCATGAGGGCTACTGTAGATAGTAATTTCTTCATGTGTTTTTCCTTTGTGTATATGTGTAGTGTGCTATAAGAATTTATAGCGTGTATATTATATAGCACGAATTGACCCTTAGGTCAACCCGTATTATATGTGTGTGCTATTTTGTAGCAACTTTTTTGTTGCGCTTAGCCATGCCCATGTAATGATCAGATGGTTCATAGTTCCAACGCTTGCCGTGATGACCACGGAAGTCAGCATACCACATTCTAAGTTTGACTATTGATCTTACTAATAATGTGTTGTGTACTTTCATCCGTTTAACCAATCCGCTTCTTCGTCAGTGTAGGGCCACATTATTTGCCACCCTTTTTCTTTTCGCCTTTTGGCTTGATGTATGTGTGATCTGGATCTATCATTAGTGCGTCTCGTACATTGTCTTCTTAAACTCAGAGATTTCATTAGCTCTTTTGTAGTAGCCATGATTTCTTAGTTCACGAATTGCCATACAGTAACTTCTGTATTCCATTGCTTTGATAAATCTTTTAAACATCTTTGCCATACTCCCTTGGAGATAACATTAGTGCTTTGGCTTCGTCGTGGTAGCCTTCTCTTGCTAGAGCGTTTGCTGCTCTTGCTCTACCTGCTGATTCTCCAAAAGCAATCAGTGCTACAAATGCAATACCTAATGCTTTATTAATTACCTTACAAATTTTACATGTGTAAGTCCATGTTGTGTTAGTCATTGTTGCTACAGTCATTATACAGATCCTCTCAAGTTTTCGTTGACTTCTATTCCACGTACGATTGTTCTATCGCCACGTGCTATGTTTTTAATGTCGCCACGGCAAATGCCAATGTCGTTCAATTCAAAGTCTGTTAACCTGCTAAGTTCTTTTAAAGTTCTTTTGTATGAAGCTTTGCGTTCTGCACGTAGTTTCATTGATCTACGTAAGTCTCTAAATCCTTCAATTGCATCTTGTATCCAA